AGTAGAAATAAATTCAGTTTTACCTTCATAACATTTTTCACATAATTGTCCTGCTCCCTCTATATAACCGTATCTAAGGTCAATATGAGTTTCAAAATCGTAAGGTGTTTCTACACCGCACATTATACAAGTGTCTTTTGCCATGTTAAAATCGTTTTGATAGTTTAATAATTAAATCTGTTTCTTCGTTTGATAAAGCATAATAGTTTTGTTTTAATTTATCCATAGCCTCATCAAACTCCCAACTCGAGCGACCTGATGATATTCTTAATTGAGTTGCATAGCCATTTTTTACTAGCAATCTAAACATTTCTCTTTTATCGCTATCATCCATTTCCTCATAATATTCATCTACATCTATGTTCATTACTACGTCTACTTCAACGTCTTGATAATCTGAAAATTGTGGCATAACTTATTTTTTATTTTCTATAAAATAACGAAGATCTTCGGGGGTTCCCAAACCCCACATTTTATCTATATGAAATGTTTTGATTTTCTTTCCAACACTTATAGCTTCATTAAACACAGGACACACATAAAATTCATTATTAACGCGAATATTTTTATCAATCATTTGTTCTGCGTATTTTACATAATCAGAACCTTTAGCCCAATAATAAACACCAACAGTAGCAATATCCGATATTGGATTTTTTTCTGCTACTTCAGTTACATATCCATTTTTTACTTTAGCAAATGACCATTTAGGGTGAGTTGCAGTAAACGTAACTATGCCTCCGTCTGCTTCACTTTCATTCATTTTATACATGAAATCGTTTGAATCCCATACTAAAAATTGGTCAGAATTAGCCATTAATAAAGGGGCATCATTGTTTATATACTCTTTAGATAATAATGTTGTAACGGCTGCACCTTCTGTAACGCCATCTACTTCTACTATTTTGCATCCTGGAGTAATTAGATTTAGTAATGTGTCTAAATTATATTTTTCACGATGTGATTTTTGGACAATGAATATAAAATTGGCATCTATATTTAAATTGTCAACTACAACTTGTATCATTGGTTTTCCTTCAACATCAATTAATGGTTTAGGAAATGTATAACCTGCTTGTTCAAATCTAGAACCAGCACCAGCCATTGGAATTAATACATTTAATCTATCATCACTCCATTTAGGTATTGTAAAACTACCTTCGTTGTGTATTTCAAATAATTTAGCCATAATTTTACTATAAGTAACTTCTTGTGGATTTTTTACTCGTAACACATTAGCATTGCTTCCGTAAGCAGCTCGTAAACCATAAGGACTATCCTCAACAATTAATGTTTCTTCAGGTAGTACACTCATTTCACTCATTGCCTTCCAATACATTTCGGGATGTGGTTTACTGTTTTTTACATCTTCATTTGATATAATTAAATCAATAAACCCAATAATACCTAATTTAGATAATATTGTTAATACAGTTTTGCGAATTGAATTAGAACATACAGCTATTTTATATCCATCGTTAATTAAAGAACTTATGCATACTTTTAGTTGATTAGATTCCTTTAAGTTAGATATTGCTTTAATTGTTAATTGTTGCTTTCTATCCCATATAGTTTCATATGTGTCTCTATGTAAACCTTTATATTGAGTAAGTAATTCTAATTTTTGATTGGTTTTTAAACCATCATAAGTTGATAAATGCTCACTTTCAGTTATAACATATTTGTTGCTTTTACCAATTTCCCAAAGTGCTTGATTTAAAGCATCAAAGTGTATTTGTTTTGCTTCAACCAACACACCATCCATATCAAATATAATTAACTTTACCATGTGATTAATGCTTTATCAAACCCAATATATTTGTTATATTCAGGTTTATTATGTAAATCGTTTTTTTTAATCAACTGTTTTAAAAATTTATCTTGGTATGTGTTTTCCATGTGGTCATGTCCATTTAAAGCCATTAAGAAGGCACCGTGGCGTATTATTTCAACGTATTCTATAATAAAATATTCTGGGGGGCAACATCCATCATATATTTTAAAGTTAGTACATACTAATTTATATTGATCTTTATTACTTAGTTTAGAATTATCCATATCATGCAAACTAGCTTCAGGATTGTCCGCTAGTAATTGTTGTAATGATGATTTTTTCCAAATACAAGGTTGAACACTATATGCGTGTACATATTGATTGTCTGTTTGATAGAATATATTTTTTTCAAAGTTATAATCAGAATATGATATATCAAATATAGGCCATTTGTTAGTGATAGGATATGACGATGCAAACGAAAACATATCTACATTATTATCTTGTATTAATTTAAGTAGATTTTCTAATGCATTTACATCTATTGGACGATTCAATATGTAGTCTTCACAAAAATAAAATATATAATCTTCATTTATTTGAGGAAGCACATTAATTAATGTTTGTGAAAAGTGCCTTCCATTATTATGGAAAGGCACATCTCCAGCAATATATTTTACTTTATCTAAATACGGTAAATTAATTTTTGTAAACTTATTACTTACAACGTATATTGGTAGATTAAAGTTTGGGTTGTATTTAAAAAAATAATCTAAAAATAATTGTAGTATAGGTATATTAGTTTCATTTGTATAAACTACGATAGCTAAATTCATTATTTCTTTTTAGTTTTTTTAGGTACTGCTTTTTTAGCTTTTGGTTTTGGTTCTTCGATTTCCTCTAGGAATGAAAACTCAGTATCGTCTTGATAACACTGATCGTCTTGAAGACGAGTAATACCATCACACATTCCATCAGGGCAATCTTCAACCATTTCAATTGCTGTTTCATAATCATCAGCTTCAACTATATAAGTCCAAGCTTCTACAAGGGTACGTTCACCCATAATTTTGTACTTAGGCATTTAATTTACGTGGCTTTTTAGGATGGTGAATTGATAATATAGTTTCTGGTTGTTTATAGCTTCCCATTGTTGCAAATCCATGTTCATTAATTCTCATTCTTTCATTTGGATCAAAGCTAGATGATGTTGGTGCTTTAAGTTCTTCTTTTTTAGGAACTACAACCATATTATACTCATTACCGTCTTTATCCTTTACTACTACTGATTCGGCAACTTGTAATTCTTCTTCTTTCTTTTTAGGGGTGTAGCTTGCTATTTTAGCACCAATTACTCCGGCAGCAAATAAGCCTAATGCTTTAAAAAAGTCTCTTCTATTTTCCATATTATACATTTAATGTTTTATCCCAAGCGGCAATATGTAATCTAGTTAAACCACGGAAACGATATTTCTTAGCCATTTCCATTACAAATCGAGTACGCTCTTCAAAGTTAGAAGCATCATCTAAACCAGGCATGCAAACAACATTTTTAAGCGGTATTTCAAATGGTTCTACGAAATCACGGAATAATTCCTTAACATCATCTTCTGTACTAATAACGAATTTAAATTGGTAGTTATCATGTTCCATAATACGCTCAATTGCTTTAGGAACAATACGTTGTTTAGCTGTCATACCTGAATTTTCTAGCTTAGGTGAGCAGTTAATTTGATCTAAAGATTGAAATAATTCTTCTTCAATATAGTTAGTACCGTTAGTTTCTATTTCATAAAAAGTATTACGTAAAGATCCTTCTACATCCATCCAGTACTCTGTAAAGTTATTAATTGCTACTTGGTGTCCTTTAATTGTTGGTTCACCGCCTGTCCAAATAATGTGAACTAAACCATTTAAAATATCATCATACACGCCTTCTTCTTTAAAGCGATCAAGTAAATATTGAAAGTCTTTATCTTTGCCTCTCCACAACCACTGAGATGTAGAATCACAAGTCCAAGTAGCTTTACCTTCCTTAACTAAATCACCTTCGAATATTTCACCATCTTCTAATGATGCTTCTTTCATTAAAGCATTAGTAAATGCTCTACTCATACCACAAGTTAAATTACAGATACCTAAACGTACAAAATACGCAGGAATACCTGATGAAATGCCTTCACCTTGAATCGTATAAAAATCACTACTGATAAGTAGTTTATTTGGGTCAATTTTGCTCATTTGAATATTGTTTTTATATAATTGAAGATAACACTAATATTTGGGTTTTCAACAAGTATAATTAAAAGATTTATATGTTTTTCTCCACATAATCCTAATGTGTGTTCTATAATATGTAATAATTCATGCATATTATTTAGTTTCTTCTGTTACTGGAGCTGGTTTTTTAAATTGTGCTTTCCACTCTGTCTTTGGAATAAATTTCCAATAACCGTTATTTACTTTTTCATCCGCTTCAACATCGTTTACTCTACGGATTTCATTTAATTCATAGCTTTTAGCTACTTTTATACATTTAATACACTTCATAGGTTGTTTCCTCCATGTTTTTGATTGATAATAATAAAACATCCCCTTTTTTAAGGGGGATGTTGGGGTTTAATAAATTAGTTTTTTAAGCTAATTCACTGTTTTTAACACGACGACGAGTTAAGTTGTACATTGCATCTGCTAATACATCGTTAACACTTCTTTCGCCAGCTAATACATAGTTTACAAAACGAGTTGTGTAACCTGTGTTTTCAGCTAAACGAGCTGTGTCGCCTTGGCGTTTACGAGCTGTGTAAAATGCCAATTTAGCGGTTTTGTTTAATTTTGCCATAACGGTTTTTTATTTGTTTAAATAATTAATTAATTAAAGATACAAAGTAGGAATTTGGTTTCCAAATTTGTTGTTATACTAGGAATCGAACCTAGACTTTACGGACCGGGACCGTACGTACTATCCATTATACTATACAACAAAGAGTAAAAAAAGGGGCTTTTTTAAGGCCCCTTTATGAGTACAAAGACAATAAAAATTGTCTGTGGTTTGTAACAACTCGCAAAGGGTTCTCTGTAAGAGCTCAAACCACGGACGTACTTGCGTTTCCGAAGCTGAGCCGCCAGTCGGGCGTGAGCCGACACCTCTTCCGGTCGGAGTGGAAGGCTTCTACATTGAACTACGGCGGCGAGTATCTTATAAGGATACTCAAACCTGCCTTGCGACAGTTTATTCGAGTTGTCTTCTCTAGATAGCTAAAAAAACCGATTTGGTCGGTAAGGATTAATGCTATCTAGTCCCTTTGTTGTATTTTTTGTGTATATGAATATACTAACCAAAAATCGCTACTCCAACTACTGTTCCGATAGTTGCTGAAATAAGAAAAATTATTTGGTCAATTCTAGTTCCATAAACCATTCTTTGGACATTCATCATAAACGATATCCAAAAGAAAAATGCTACTACTACTAATAAAGCATCAGCCTGCATACTGCCAGATGCCCATCTAGAACTAATATTACTTCTCATTAGAGCATGTAAAAATGCTGATGTGAAGGCTATAATAAATGTAATAGGATTGTATGTATTTACTTTTAAATATTGAGTAAATAGTGATTTATTACCTTGTGTTAATACTTTTTTTACTTTTGGTTTTGTTTGTTTATTTTCCATAACTGTCTAAGACTTTTTGTACTGATTCTTTTACTTCATCCCATTTTACTGTACGAATACCACCGTTTTCTAATACTTCACCGTATTGTACAGGATCAGGACGACCTAATTTAATAAATGCTTCTACGCGTTCAACAGATGCTGCTGACTTATAATCAGATAACCAGATATCATCTGTTAATTTAATTGGTTTGTATGATGTATTTGTACGTTTGTATACTTCATCAAAATCTAATCCTAATTTATTACATGATGCTAATCCATCTTGTAAAATTTCAAATTTATTTACTTCAAGATATGGAGTATAAACTGTAACTAACTCTGAATCCCAGTTTCCTTGTTTAAAGGCTTCCATATCTATATCTCTAAACTCTTGTCTGCAATCAGGGTAAATAGCATGATCGCCTGCATGAATTCCCATTGCAATAGCACATTCTTGCTTTTCACCTTTAGTAGCAACTGATAATGCTACAGCTTGAATAATTGAACTGAATATTTTATTACGATTAGGTACAACTGTCTCTTTCATGTTGTCTTGCTCGTAGTGTCCTTCTGGTACATCAGCACCACCTGTTACTAAAGCTGAGTTTAATAATTGAGATAAACCATCTAATTTAATAATTTGATGTGTTACGGGTTGATTGTTTTCTTTTAGATAATGTACTAATGATTTAGCACGCTCTAATTCTACTTTGTGCTTTTGGCCATAATCAAAACCTAATGCTGTTACTTTATAGCCATTAGCTAATAGGTGTAATAATAATGAACTGCTGTCCATTCCACCTGACAGTGATAATACTGCTTGTTTCATTTGTTTAAATAATTAAAATTTAGAGCGTATTATTTTGTATATCGATTAGCTCCATAACCGATTAATATATTCTCTTTTCAGCTTGTTTAAAACTGTCTTCCATTAATTGAGTATTTAACTCATCAATATCTATTTCATCAGTTTGATTTGATGTAAAGTACTCATCTAAAAATTCAGATGGGTAGAGCAATACATCTCCTTGATATTTTTTATTAGACACATAACGTTTATGAGGTATAATGTTTTTTGTTTTAGCATATTCAGCTACTTGTTTACCTAATGGTGAACCTGCTGCTTCTCCTAAATAATCGTAAAGTGAAATGTAATCGGACATAACTTATTGTAATTTTAATGCCTGAAGGTAATAATCTTTAGTTTGGACTCCACTGTTTCTTCCAACTTCATTTCCATTTTCAAATACAACAATAGTGGGAACACTAGTAACTTTATAGGTATGGTGTAATTCAGGATCGTAATCGATATTAACTTTTTTAATACGATTAGGATGTGCTTTAGCAATTTCATCTACAATTGTTTCCATTAGTTGACATGCTTCAACACCAGGTGAGTAAAAGTATAACATTTGTCTCATAGGATATTATTTGAATAATTGAAGATAATAACTCTTTGGCTGGGCTCCTACCTTTCTTTCAGTTTCTTTTCCATTAACTAATAAAATAGTAGTAGGAATAGATGAAATACTATACTCACGAGCTAAATCTGATTGAGTATCAATATTAATCTTTTTAATAGGATATGTTTGTGATAATTCTTCCATTATAGGAGCTAACATTTTGCATGGTCCACACCATGGTGCTGAAAAGTATAATAATTGTTTCATTATTGGTAGTGTTTTAATTTTTTCTTTAATCTATCGATTCTAATTTGACAATACCATTTACCCATATTGCTAGAGGCGTTGGTATATCTTTCTTCCCAATACTTGATTGCTTGATTTGTTTTTTCATTTGCTTTTTCAAGTATGTCAATATCATAGTAACTATGAGGCTCAAGCATTGCTTCTTCCCATTCTTTTTGATCTATGGGTTTCGATTGTTCATATTCCTCACGAAGCATTTTGCGACGAGATTTTTCTTGATTTTTTTCAAACTTTTTATCGCTCATATATAGCTGTATTTTTGTTGTGTTCAGCAAATTCTACTCTAATAACACTAACTCTACCGTTTGTTTCTTCTTGAACAAATGCATCTAATTTTTCAAACACATACTTAGCAAATTGTTCAGCGCCTACACTAGGTAAAATTCTAATTTGAGCTGCACCTACTTTTCCCATTTCTATAAATGCATTTATGAATGGATCATCTTCTGCAATAATAGTAGTGTGATCAAACATGTAATCCATCCATGCTTTAGGATTCATACCATCAATAGTACCTTTAGCTCTTTTCATACCACCGAAGTCCCATACCCAATTACGTTCATCTAAATCACCTTCGAACCATATTTTAAATGATACTCCATACCCGTGAATGTATTTACAGTGAGTACCTTCTGCTTTCCATTGACGGAATACTGTACTGAATCCATCAAATATTTTTGTTGATTGAAATTTTGGCATATACTTTATTTTATAAATTGTTTAAACATGTTAACATTGAATATAATATCTTCTAATTGGTCACTCAAATCTTTTTCAAAATAGTGCTCTAATTTTTCTTTTGGTTTCCATGGTATACCACTATCAGTATATCTTTGATTTTCAGCTCCAACTAAAATTGGATTAGATGTGTCCACTGATTTAATAAATTTCCAATCTTTATATGACATGAATTCTTGTGGTAATGAACATCCTAATAAATGGTGATAATGCGATTTTCTAATAGTGCCTGATTGTACTAGGCGTCTAATAAACTCCATTCTACCATACATTTGTGCTTTTAAATCAGGCATAGCACCGTCATATTCTTTTCTATAGGCAATACTAGAATGATTAAATGCAATGTGGGTATAACCTATGTCAACTAGTGTTTGATAGGTTGTAACTAACTCACCCATATCATTACCCTGACATACTGCCATTAAGTTAACATCTTCTGGAATATGTTGTTTGTAATTGATCATCCAACTTTTAGCATTTACTAAAGTTGTATTAGCATCATTCCAAGCATCAGGAACGATAAACACATTAGGATGAATTAAATTAATTTTTTCTAATAAGTCTTCTGTTGTGTGAGTTACTCCTTCAAATAAACCATTATCCATGATAATAAAACGTTTATCTAAACGTGATTTTTGGAAAAACAATTTGTATTGATCGTAATGATCAATTAAATGGGGAAGACAATAATCATAATCGTTCCACTTATAAGCATTGTGCATTAAGCTGAGAGGTAGTTCGTGGCTAATTTTCATCTTGTTCAATTGGTTTAATATTCTCAAAATCACCTATTACTTTATCTAGGATTTCCAAAACACGATCAACATCAGCTTTTGTAGGGTCTGCAATCATTTGTTCTAGTTCTTCTTTTAGTTTAGGGAGATCGTCTATTACTTTAGATAGTTCTTTATCGTCCATATTATTAAATTTAAGTTAATTATTTAGATTTTCCAAATATTTTTCTTGAAGATTTGTTTTTCCTTTTGTATGTTTAGGATCAAAGGGGCAATGGCGACAGCCATTTCCACAACATAATCCTCTATTAATATGGAAGAGCGCAGAAAAAATCACGCGCTCTCCCTCCATATAGTAATGAATACCTTCTATAAAATCTTTAGACGATTTCACAAGCACCTCCTGCACACGCTGCTTGGTCCATTAAATTTGTTTCGTCATTAAATTCAACTACTTTAGTCAAATCTAAACCTTGTAAATGTGAAGCCATTTCATTAAACTGTTCTTCAGTAATATCTTCAAATGGAGCTTGAATGTAACTTCCTCCAAAGTAAGGTAATACTGATAATCCGTTAAATGTGTCTTTATTTTCCCACATCCATTTACCTACTTCTTCCCACTCGGTTTCAGTAATAGATACTGTAGCAGATACGTTATTTGTGTTTGCTCCTTTTCTATGTCCTTTTTTAACCCATTCTACGTTAAATTTGCGAACACGCTCTAACATTTCAAGTGCTGATTCGCTTCTTAAAATAGCATTTTCAGGTGCTTTTTGAGGAACTGAAATTACAGCCTGGATAGTTGGTTTAAAGTATTCATCTTCAACTAATTCAGGGTGATTAATTGATAGGTAAGTGTATAATGCTTCATTTTTACCTACTCTCATTCTACGAACGTAGTATGGAGCGTGCCACGCATGAATACCACTTGATGTGCCTAATACTAATGAACTAGTACCAGATGGTTTAACTGTAGTTACACGAGCTGCTTTGTTAATACCAATTAATTCAGCAACACGAGCGTTTTCTGCTTTAGCAACGTCTGCTGCTTCTTTTAAGTTGTAATTTAATACAACACCAGATCCAATACCTGTTTGTCCAACACCAATTAATGCATCCTTTTCAGTTGTTTTACGCCATATATCACGTAAGTAATGGAAATCAGTATATGATGCTTGTAAAGTACCAATAAGAGCAGCTGCGCGAGATCTTTCATTTAAGTCTTCTTGTGATTCAACATCTGAAGCATTCAATTCACATAAGTTACAGAATTGATAAGGGCGAAGTGCAATTTCACAACATGGATTTGTTCCCCAATCTTTATCATTGCTAAAGTATAGCCCTGGTTCTCCAGATCCACTCGCTTCAATTTTCTTCCATAATTTGAAGAATTCTTCTTCTGTAATTTTGTGGCGTAAGATAACTGCAGAGTTATTTGCTCTACCTCTTTGTGGGTTTGCTTCCCACCAGTTTCCAAATTTACTTGTCAACATATCTTCATCATCCAAGTTGAATAATGAGATTAATGCTGCACGTCTGATACCACCACTTAATACTGCATCAGCGATATGGCAAACAATATCATGTGCTTCAAGTGATGACAATTTATCTCCATTTTGTTTACGATCAAATATCTTTTGAATTTGGAATAAACACTCTTTTAATGGTTCAGGACCAGGTGCTTTACCACCAGCTGTAATTAAACGAGCTCCTTTTGGTCTGATGTCTCTAAAATCAAATAATGGTAATGGAGATCCTGTAAAATATGCTTTAACTAATATTTTAACTGCATCTGCCCAACCTTCAATACTATCACTAACTAAATATCTTTTATGTTTAGTTGGTACTTTAATTTCAGGTAATTCTCCAATGTGATGTTGTTGAACACTAAATCCAACTCCTGTTCCTGATAATAATAGGAACATTGTTTCACTAAATGAACGATAATCATCAATTGGTAAATAAGCACAGTTGTATATACGTGTGTTATTTATTTCAATTGGTTTTCCTGCGAATTGTAACGAACGCATTGACGGTAGTATCTTCTTGTCATAAACTAGCTCATATGCTTTTGTGATTTCGTCTTTTAATTGTGGAAACTTAGATATATGCATATCTCTGTTTCTTGTAACAATTTCTTCCCATGTCTCTCTTCTCTGTAACTCTGGATTAAACTTGGCATATTTGTTATATACCGTAATATCTGAAAGAATACTTACCGAAGGATGAACAGATTGTTTTCCTTTACTCATAGCGTAATTAAATTTTTAACTTGATTTTTTAAATGTGTTTATAAATACAATATATACAATGTTAATCTGAATTAGTGATAAAGTTCTTTAAGAAGTCTTTTTCATCTTTATCTAATGCATTGTAATCAGTTGGTTTCTTAGGAGAACCGTTTTGAGGCGTGTCTATATTTAAGAAATCTTCATATATCTCTATATGCCCTGTTGATGTATCTATTTTAGAATCAAACGTCATACCGTCAGCACCTAATCTATTCTTCATAACGTGCCAACGTCCTGTTCCGTTTAGTTTATCGTTTCTATTTCTAGCTAAAGATACGACAATATCTCCAATCATCAACTTAGAATAAGAACCAGCAATATTACTTCCTTCAATAATCTCACTGTTAGCTCCTGTTCTATTTGCTTGTGAAGGAGTAACAATAGGTAATGCTAATTCTCTAGCTAAACCTCTGATACTTGTATATATGTCTTCTGTTCCTTCCAATCTATCTCTAGCTGAATTTTTCAATAAGTCGATATAATCAATAAAGATAATATCTGGTATGAATTCATATTGTGTCTTTAATTGTTCAATATGTTGTTCAATAGTATCTAATGTTGTTTTACCTGATGGGAATTCTTTTACTTTAATTTTACCAGGTAAATTTTCAACTAATTGTTCAATTTCAGCTCTATGTGATAATATTTTGTCTACAGGCACATTAAGTAAATTAGCGTCAATACGTCTTGCAACATATGTTTCACTTAATTCTAGTGTGTAATATAAAACATTAAATCCTAATTTAGCAGCGTGAGCAGCCATAGCAATAATTGCCCAAGACTTACCACCACCTGGATTTCCGAATACAATACCTAATTCGCCCTTACCAATTCCACCTTGTGTAATATCGTTGAATACAGGCCAAGGGAATGGGATAGGTCCTCTATTATCTTCGCGATAACGCGTTTCAACATCTTTTTCATACTCGTGGCCGATTGATCGTACTTCGCCGATTTTTAGCGCATTAAGAATGATTTGACGTATAGAATCAAAATCGTTTGTGCTCAATAAATCTGCAGACGTAACAATCGCTTTCTTCATTTGTTGATTCTTACAGAAACCTAAAAATTCATCTTTGATGTACTGAATGTCTGTTTGTTCTGATTCACGGTATGCTTGTGCTAATTGTTCTTTAATAGCAATTTTTAATACATCATTGTCTATTTTTTGTACTTCAACTTTAATAGCGTCCATTGAAGGAACAGTATGATACTTGTTAAAGTATTTAAGAATTTCTTTAATAATCCATTGGTGTGATGTATTTTCAAAAAATTCATCACTTAGTGATTCTGAAATTGTAATTAGAAAATCTCTATCCGTCAATAGGGCGCCAATTACTTTTACTTGGAAAGTAGGGCCATACTGCGATAATTTCGACAGTGTTGTCATGCGTAACTTGTTTTTATAACCTATTAATTAATCTTATTCTGCTACAGAGGCAATGTACATTACTCTGTACTGTCTTCCTGTAGGATCAGCAGCTTGTAATTCAGCTGCCTTAGCTTGCGCTTCTTCTTCTGTTGAATATTCATAAATAGGATCGTCAGGGGTTAAATGTGCTACCCAAATCTGATCATTTCCTGGTATGAATTGCATTTGTACTTGATACATAATATTATATTTGTGGTCCTAAATATACTATCTTAGTATAAGGGATCCAAAAGTTTCTGAAAGCCAGGAATGAGTATTGCCAATTGAATTTTTAAGACCATCAGCTTCATACAACATCATAAATGCTCCTATATTTAATGTATTTATATCTTCATTTAGCAATGATGTAATTTCTTCTTTATTAGGATCTGAAATGTTTGGTTGTCTTAGATCCATTAATTGGTAGTTAACATTTAATTGGTGTTTAAATTCTAAAACATTATTATACATTTTATTTCCGTTAATGTTATCCTCACATATACTATATATTTCGTCTAGAGTATGTTCGTTATCATCACTTAATGGAAACAATTTAACTATCTTTTTAGGACCCAATCCTTTAATTCCTGGAAGATTATCAGATGAATCCCCCATTAATGTTTTGTATAGCAAATAATTATTTGGATGTACTTCATATTCTTCTAATACATCTTGTGTTTTATATGTTTTCTTTTTAGTAGGAGAATACACATGAACTTTATCAGATACTAATTGTAAGAAGTCTTTGTCTGCTGACATGATTGTAACTTCTTGACATTCTTTATTTTTTTCAAAATGTTTAGCAATATATCCTATACTGTCATCTGCTTCTATTTTATCAATTGATACTAGAGTAACAGGTAATTGTTGTAAATACTGGATAAGACGAGACATTTGATCAATCATTGCTTGACTTTCATCAACTTTAGTATCAAATACATCCCAATTAGTAATACGAGTAGTACTTCTATTAGCTTTATACTCAGGGTATAAATTCTTTTTATTATTACTATTACCTAATCCATCAAATACTAAAATTACTCGTGTAGGACGAAATGTTTTAACAGCGTATCCAATACTTCTTAAATACCCAACAAGACCACCAATGTGGTGGCCTGCTGGGTTGATAAAATTAACAGTAGAGAAACTACGAATAAAAGTATTCATTGAGTCTACTATTAGTATTCTACTATTACGTGTAGGTTTTTCTCCTAACGAATTTATTATCTGGTTTAAAAATGCTTTATCAAACATTATTCTGGTTCTTGTTGAAATCCTATATCATCAATTAAATCATCTCTTTCAATAACAATATCGAAGTCAGATTCGCCTAACTTTGCTAACCATTCTGCTGAGTGGATTTTCTTATAATCATCGATGGCTTTTTTATCGTCATCAATAAATCCATGAGTAGTCATTATGATTGTTCCTTTTGATGAAATACCATTTACGTGGTTTTTCTCAACTTGAATTTTAGTACGTTTAGCGAACTCAACATCTTTACCGTTTTTAGTTGCTTTAATTTTGTTTGTACCAGCATTTGATACATTACCAAATGTAATGATAAATGTTGCATCATACCACATTGCCATACCACCTTTATTCATCATCTTAGGTTGTGACATTGGTGTTTCTGCTTTAGCAGTCCAAACTTTATTAACACATACTAATGTATTTGTATAAGGATAAGATTCTTTACGTGATAATAGAATTTTTTGGTTTACACCGTTTGAAAATTGAGTTGACATTGCTCCTGCAATCCACTCATTGTTATTTTTTCCTGAATTTAATGACATTTGGCAAGTAATGCTACCAATTGAATCCCACAAGAATAATAAATCATGTGGTAAGTTACCTTTTTTCTGTTCATCTAATAAATCAGAAATAAAAGCAGCTACATCTTCAACTGTGTTTAAATTGCTTCTGTCTGCAAATAGGAAAAATCCATTAAAATCAACTACTTCACCTGTATCAGGATCAGCAATTTCATTAAATTGCAAGCCCATTTCACGAGCATGTTCCCAATTCCACTTCATCTCAGTAATAAGAAACACAGGTAATACTCCCATTTTTTGAGCATTAACTGCTGCTTCTAACATTGCTGTTGTTTTACCCGTATCCGAGTGGCCACGTAATAAGGAGATGTGGCCCATCGGGATACCAGGTACGGATGTAACGTCTTGAAAAGCTTGTGATAATGGAATCCATTTTTGTTCTTTAAACTTAACTGCAGTAGTTAAGTACTTGGATTTTTTAAAGGCATCTAGATCAAATGATTTAGATGATCCTCTAATAGCAGACGATGCTGCTTCGTTTAAGCTTTTACTTTTAGCCATGGTTATTCTTCGTTAAATAAGTCGTTAAATTTGTCTGCTTTAGACTGTTTTACAGGAACTGTTGCATCTGCTTTCTTTTCCCAAGGTAAGTCACCTTCTTCTTCTTCATCTTTAGTGATGATTGGTTCTTCAGTGTCTTCTTCAGGATTAGCCCATTTTTGGAAGATTTCATTTAAGCTTTCATAAGTGTGATGCTTATTGATTGCTAAAATGTCTGGTTGTTCTTCCAACCATGTGTTTACTACGTCAGCTTCATCAGTAAGTGGTGTTGTTTTAACACGTGGTGTTAAATTACACTTAATACCTTTGCGACCTGCAACTTCTGCTTCAACGGCTTCAATAACGAAGTCACGACCATCCTGAATATCGGTATAGTCACCGTAATCTTCATTCATGGCAATGTTCATAAGTTGAGTGTAAATTTCCTTTCCAAATTCCCACAAGCGAACACCTACGCCTTCTTCACCACGAACAATAACAGGTGCAAATACTCTCATTTTTGGAGTAATTTTCTTTGCCATCTGCCAATGGTCAGGATTGTCTGATTTGCGTAATTTCTGTGCTGCTTCTACAATTGGGTCAGCTTCACCCCAGTTAGTTAACGCAAGGATTGGTCCTTTTGTGTAACCATAGTGAAAATAAATTTCACGGAATGGAGTTGACTTGTTGAACTTAGAAGGAACGATACGAATCTGGTGTTTACCAGGTTTTGGTTTCCAGAAAATCTTTGTGTAGTCGATTTTCTCTTTAGCTTGGCCCTTGCTCTGGAAGGAGTCAAGCTTGTTTTTGATTAATGATAAATCCATAACAGTTTTTATTTTATGTGATGTAAATATACGAACGTATAATTGGGTATCCAAAGACAACAAAAGCCTTCTTTTGGAAGGCTCTTATTATTTTAATTATATTTGTGTTATGTATTATCCTTCTTGCTCTAATTTAGCAATTTTTTGTTGACAGAAATTGATGATATCTTTTAAATACTCAATTTTATCTTCTATACTTTCAAAGTCACCTTGAAATAAATCTTGTTCAATATCATAATGGATACCGTCTTCTTCATTTAATTGACCTTCTTCGATATCTAAATCACCTAATACAGCGTTGATGTCAGGTCTTGGTCTAGATGTTTTAGGTTCTTGTTGTTTTGATGTGTATCCTTCTCTAGCAACTAATTCTTTAACTTCTAAGCTATTGAATATAGGATTAACTGCTGGTTGAGGTACGTTTCTTTCTACAGCGTAGTCAATTTTTTGTACTCTTTTACCGTCTTTTTTAGCCTTAAATAAGAATACTAAAGCAGCAATTTCACTATTTTTAATACCTTCAGGTGCTTTACCTGCAGCTTTAGTTTGCTTTAAAATTTCTTCACCTTTTTCAGTGATTGTGTATGCACCACCCGTACCAGCTGTACGTGCCATTTCTGGAAGAGCCATTTCACTGATAGGCATACCAGCTAATTTTTGCATTCTTTGTGCTTCAGATATAAGTTGTTGTTTCATGTATTTTTTATTGTGGTAATAAATATTAGAGCTCAACAATAGTATGGATCTTGGTATGTACCTTTCTTAATCCACCGTCTTGCGTTAATAATATAGTATTTCTAAAATCAGGCCAACTAACTCTATAGTTAGTATCTAATACACCTCCGTTTAATTCACGGATTAATGTGTTAAGAGCATTAATTGTGTATAAGGTGTTTGATTCCTTCTTGCGATGTAGTAAAATTGTGCTTGGAAGCGCATTTTTTGAACTAGTGTTCATTACATCAATGTTGTAAGTCAATATTAGCTCATCAGTATCTGGTGATTCTAATACAAATATTTTATTATATAATATAGCGTAACGTTGGGTAAGAGTACCAATAACCTCTGTTAGTCTATTATGTTCAATAAAAGTGCAAAATAATTTATTCCCTGCCATGTCATCAATAACAATATTATCAAAATTATAACTGGTCATAAATATGGGTGATTGGGGCATAACTGTGTTTTATTTTAGTTCGTTGTAGTTTAATCCGGTTTTTATACGTACAGGGTATTGTAGTTTGGCGATTATTTCGCGTATTACGGGCAATTCTTCGCGTGACGCGTCAACTAATATGGAATCATATGTGTATAGTACAATGCGAGATTTTAGCGGTTTAAATGCGCTAAATATGGAATCTAACTGCACTACATTCTGCGATGTTTCAAAGTTCTGTATGTAATAATTTAATAATTTTTGTGGTGTAGGATTATCAATATCTTTCAATTTAAATACTTTACCTGATGGCGTTTCGATACGCCCACTGTATTGAATTGTATTCCATAAATCTTCAGTAAATAAATGTACCTGTTTAAAGAATGATTTATCTTGTAATTCAGGTCTTATACCTCCATATAAGTTCTGAAATGTTGTTTCTTTGACTTTAGGTACATCTTTAACCTTTAATATTTTAGCTATTTGCTCATATACATTGGTTTCATAATTAAAATTGTATCCAACTATTGTACCTAATAAACGCGGATGGTATCCGTTAAAGTCAAACTCAATAAACAAATCGTTACGTGGAATATAACATGATCTTTCCCCGTTATCTTTATTTAATGCCGCGTAGTTTATACTGTTAAAGGCGTTAGAAGGGCGACCAGTAAGAGTATATAAATTATAAGAAGTATAAGCAATTCCTTGTTTGATCGAAAAATGCGGCGTACGGTGTTCTTCATGGTATTTAATAAAACATTCTTTATCTAGTTTAATTCCTTCTCTTTCTATTTTATAAAACACATTAACTAATTTGTTAATATATTCTGTATTATTAGTAAGATATGGTTTTACTATATCATAAATATTTTCACAGTACTCATAATGTTTGGAAATCGGTATTAATTCATTAACATTTTTTGAAGATCCGTAATCGCGGTAAAAATTAGAAATAATATTAGATTCGCATTCGCCAAAATCAAATTTATCTCCGCCCTGCGCAATACGAACAAACGTTGCATCATGAATTGGCCCTTTAAAAAAATATCTTGTGTATTTTGAATCAACGGCATATAGCTCTTTTTCAGATAAATATTTGCGAACTGTTTGCCATTTAAGACTTAATGATTCATTATGACTTATACATAACATGTATCCTTTACCTGTAAACGGTTTCACATATACAAGTGAAACTGTAGCAATAGCTGGATGGTAATTGTTATTGTTTGTAATTACGTGAACAAAACATTTATCAAACTCAGGTAAATTTTGTAGTTGAGATTCTTTTTCGATTAAATAAAACATAACCTTTGATTTGTACGTAAATATACGTTTAAATCTTTAGGTTACCAAAAAAGCTCTTAATCCAGGCATTTGTTTATCAACTTCATCTAATGATTGAGTTGCTGAGTTGTATGATATGACTTGATAGTTTGGAGATAAAGTTCCAGCTAGTTTATTGTATGCGTCTTTATCTATTTCTTTTATTAGAATATCTTTAACAGTTAAATCTTTATGAAAATAACGAACAACATCTTTACTAGATACAGAATTTGCTTTAGTAACTATACTTCCAGCAGCGACAACAACAGAAAAAGCAGCAGCTAATATATTATATCTTTCTAAAGGTCTAGATTTATCATCATATGTTCTACCTGTAAAATATTTGTTACCATTAATTATAACATAAAACCCAATGTATGGTATTTTAGATCTAACAAAACGCAAAGCAAGATTTTTACCGATACCAGTTCCATTGGTGTATTGATTTTCTAATATTCTGCTTTTAGGTATCTGTATCATTATTATCTGTTAATAAATGTATTTACATTAGTAGTTAAAAAAGATGTTGGTGTTGATTTATTAGGAGTTACATATGATGGTTTATCTATTTTAGCTATATCTGTTAATAGAGTATTTCTGTTTATTGAGTATCCTCTACCAGCAAAAAAACTAATAATAAAATTTAAATAATCATCGTTTACTTGAGCTCCAGTAGCATATGTTTTTAAATATGTTCCTAAATCAATACCTGCTTTATAATTTCTTTCTCTACCATTGACAACATCATTTAAAAATTTAAGTTGAACTTCAATACCTGCATCCAGTGTGTCATATGCTTTTGTACTTCCATCATCTATATTTCCTATATTTCCTGGGTTGTTTGTTCTAAATGATTTAGATCCAGGGTAAAATCCTTCAAATTGAGCTTGTGCTGTTGCTAATACTCTTAAGCCTGTACTGATATTTATGCCTTTATTTTTTAAAGAAGTAATTGCGTTATCTATTGATGGCCCGTATATATTTTCAATACTGGCTGTTGATGAAGGTATATTAACAACAGGAACACCACCTGCTGTTACAACAGTAGTTCCAGAATTAGGATATTCATTATTGTTCCATTGTTTCCAAACACTATTTGCAGGTGCTGTTTCTAAAATAATAGGATATGCTTGTAGTGTAGTAGTCCAATCATTACCTTGTATGTTATGTCCTATATTAGTAACAATATATCCTATCTTTCTATTAGATACACTTTTATATCCTTTAGGTATAATATCTTCATTAATTTGAAATAAATTACCTATAATAATACCTCCAATACCATCTAAAGTAACAGTTAATTCTGTTGGTATAATAGATTTATATGCGTTTTGGGGATCGTATCTATCTAAAACTGATAGGAAATCTCTATATGCAAAATCTAAACCCCCATATAAGTAATTTGGGTTGTTATTTCCGTTACCATCTAGTGATTCAAAATATGTAAATATTTTAGTTAAGAAAGGTAATAAGAATGAACTTGGATTGCTCTCTCTATCTATTCGTATATTAGTAGAAAATGTCTTTTTAGGTATTAATCTGTCTGATATTCCATCATTCCAGGCAACCAATGTTGCGTTATCATACCCTAATTTACCAACACCAGTGGCATCTTGAGCACTAATTGCTATTATAGATCCCATTTCTGGGAATATTTTTGAATTAAAGCTGTATGTTCTTACTATTGAATTTAGATTATGTATTTGTAAAGGAAATAAATTTACAGATGGGTCTCCAGTGTAATTAATATCTATAATTCTTCCAATAGCATTTCTGCTATCTACTTGTAAATCAAAATTGTTTATATTACCTAAGCTATTTTGGATATTTCTTAAAATGTTTTGAATATATTCTCTAATAGCAATTGTATTTTTACTTTGAGTATCGTTTGATGCTACGTTTTTAGAAACAGCTTGATCATATAAAAGATCTAAATTAACGTATATATTTTCAATGTATCCTAATGATTTAACATTTGCAGATGAATTAGGTAATAAAAATTGTAATGCTGCTTTAAAACCAGGTACATCAATTGCTGATTCAGAAATAGCACTAGCTACTGTTGATGTTTGATCGGCAATTTGTTTTGATAATAGTTCAGATAATGGATAATTGAAGAATATTTCTTTTATTTTTGCTGTAACAGCACCCTTAGTCCATGTTCTTCCTGTTATGTCTGTTATACTTGGATAGTCTTTTCCAAAGAAATCTATATAAGCAAATTCTAATTTTTTAGAAATATCATCAGCAATATAGAAGTAATCAAAAAAGTTAACAAATGATGAAGGATTACTATTAGTTGAAATAAATGATCCTCCGTTACTAAATATAAATTGAGGTTTTAAATTATTTTCTTTTTTTATTTCAACTTTAGAAATAGAGTTTAATAATTTATTAGCAATATCTTTTAAATCAGTTTCTAAATTTCCCGAATAGTTGTAAAATATTTTGTCTAATATTCTAAGAGAATTACCTAATTCAATAGGAACCTCTACTGGGGTTTCTGTTACTTTATTAGAAGTAAATCCTTTACTAATTGGAAAAAAATCTCTTTCTTGGATAGCCTCTGTAATATATGTTGGTGTGGCAGTTGCTGCAACCCCTGTAAGTGCATTTTCTTCATTAGTGGCACTTTTTATTTCTTGAATGCTTAATGACTTCCAATTATCATTTCTAACAAAACAAATACCATAGTTAGTTGATAATGATAACGGACTAGCTATACATTCTAATGGTTTAGTTTTATCTATATTTCCATTTTCATCAGTATCGTATGTTGTTATTTGTGAAATTGGACTATTATTTCCATCTTTTAATAAAACATAATTATTAATTAATTCACATAAACTACCTAATGTTATATACGCTTCTGTTCTGACGTCACCTTTACCTAAGTATTTGTTTAATCCACCTCTACTTATTTTACTTATGTCTCCAAGTCTTTTAGACATGTATAAGTTATACTTAGAACCGGGAAAATTAGGATCTTTAAATTCTCTAGAATAATTTAAATTATTACCGCTGTTTACTTTTTTATCCATGTAAAAAAATAATTCAGAAAGTAATCCAGGTATTATACCTCTTTCATAATGTGGTATTGGGTTAAAGTCTTCTTGAGGTCCGTATCCTAGTAATCCTTTTTTTTCAAATGCTTTTGTTTCCATTGGCACCCAGTTAACTTTTAGTGATTCTAATACCTCACCTAAAGAAATGATTGTTGTTGTACAATCATACCCACCATCATCACGAGCACTCCAATTATAGTTTTTTACATATCCCAATAATGCATTGTAATTTCCATTATTACTACTTATCTTTTGATATAATTCTTTAAAAGCATCATTTAATGAAACACCTGTATCAGCAGCAATATCTAATATATTGTATTTAGGTATTGGATTCACATAGCTCCATCCAAATTCTAAAAGTACAGTATATCCTGGGCGCATATAAAGTAATTCTAAATCTTCTAGTTGTCTTATATCCCAAGCAATAAATGATACTGTTGCTTCTTGTAATGAACCATAAGCGCCTTTAGATTGAACGCTTACGTTTGTAATACCAGGCATTGGTCTAATACCTAATCTGTTTGGAGTACCTCCAGGAGAAGATACATCATAAGAACCATTAGCTCCTAAACCAAATCTTAAATTGTCTCCATTCAAAACTCCCCCCTGCATCACATATTGTTTAGCTAAATCGTTGTTGCCAGTATAATTAACACCAGATGTCATCCTTACCCAAGATGATCTAGTATTTAATTGATGTAGAAAAGCAGGAGTGCGAGCAAGCATTCCATCTTGTCTACGCTTTAATTCATTCTTGACGAATTGAGGAAAGGTTTCTTTGAATATAGACATAACATTTATCTCGTTTGATTTTCAGCATTAAACAGTTCCATAACAGTAGTTAAATCAATTGGTATTCTTAATTGAATACCAGGTTCAGGAAACATTGATCCGAATACAACATCATTATTAACCATAGCTATTATCCACCATAAAGTAGCATCTTTATAGTACGTATAAGCTAATAAATCTAATCTATCACCTTGTACAGTAACAATATAAATGTCATTTTCAGATGGTGGTATAACAGGGTATTTTTTTTCCTTGTAGTATTGTTTGCCTGTTGATGTAACTAATATGTCTGAATTGTTATATCTCATTAGATAAGATTATTGTTTATGGCTGTTCCGGCTGGTATATTACTATTTGTAAATATGTTGGTTAGCCAAGGATTATCTTCTGTTTCTCTATCTGTAACGAATGCTGGTAAGTTTCCTTGTTGTTTTAATGGGAATTTACGTGGTAAGAAATCATGGATTGGAGCGAATGTCATTGAAACATTTAATACGTGAGGTAATTCATATAAATTTCCTCTTTGTTCAGGATCTGTTATTGCAATCTCCCAAGGTGAATCGTTACTAATAGTATAATTTAATGATTTAATAATACCTGGTTGTCTGTACATGTAGTTACCAATAGTAAGTTTCATGTATGGTGCTCTCATCACATTGTTTGAGTAATCAGGCATTACGTTTGAATATAGATAATTTAATTTCTGCCACATTGGTTGAAGCTCAGCTTCAGACATTGCCGCTACTTGAAAGTTAAATGAAACATTTCTTTCAAATCCGTTATAAATGTAAAATGGTTCTCCTCTACCAACATAATTAACTGTGTTCCATGATGGGTTAGGATTATCATTAATATCTTTTAAATATGCTCTGAATATCATCCAAACACTTTGGTTAGGAGCATCATTATCTACAGCTTCAATTCTGAATTTAATTAAATCTCTTACATTACGTTGTTCACCATTTATAACAACAGTGGTACCTGGAGGTGCTTCTGATATATACAGTGGTGTTAAATTAATTTGGTCTTGTTGTCCATTAGCACCACCTAATCCTAATCTTCCTTCAATGTTGTATTTAACTAAATCTAAATCTTTATTTCTACCACTATATGCTTTACCTGTGTATGCAAATGATATTGGTAATTCAACGTTACCATTTGCATTTTTTACTATATAAGCCGTACCAACTCTTGATCCTGTAATTTGAGTATCAATAGTTGATTTTAATTTATTGTATGTTCTACCAGCAGCAGGATAGTCAATAACATTTTGATCAATTTGAGATGGAGTTGATACTAAAGAACCTGTAATGATATTATTGTTAGCTGCTATTTGAGATAAACTACCATCAAAGTATTGTTCAGAAACTCCTTGCGCTAAAAAGTAATCAATATCTGGTGCTGGGCGTTGGTATAATATTGATGTGTTGCTAATTGAAGATATACTAATTGCTTCAGCTATTTCACCAGTGGCAAAATCAATAGATACAGCCTCTGTACGTTCTAAAGAAGCATACTGGTTGTATTGAACGTTACTTAATGTATTGTCATATCTTCTAATTATAGTAGTACCAATACCATCTATAGAACCAGGACCACCAACATATTGTGCAATGTTAGAATCAGGATATATTTGTAATTTATCTTTTAAAGCAACTAATCTATTATTTCCTGCTATGTCGTTTGCTACAACTACTTTAGAATATAATTGTCCTTCATTTAAAATTGGAAATAACCCGTGTCTAGTGATGTGACCACCAAATGCATTGATAGGTATTTGCGCTAATGTATTAATACCTAAATTATAGATACGAGTAGAACCTACTGCTCCAAGCAATTGACCTAAAGCATCAGTTCTAGTTTCTAACTTAGGATTAGATAATTGTAATCCAATTTGTTTTGCAACAAACAAGGGGCCTCTTGGAGCATCAGTAAGAAATTTTCCAATACGTGAAGTATCCAGTAGTGAAGCTCGTGCAGCACCAGCAAAACCACCTCTAATTAAACCATTATCTGAATTCCAGATGTTAGTTGATGGTACTTGCTCTTGAAAAGCAGGAGGTATTCTTTGGGTAATGTAAGGTTCACCACTACTACCCCCACCTGGTGTGTCACTACCGTACTTTAATGTTCTTAACGAAGTTAAAGCCGCTTGTGTTACTATTGCCATTATCTAGGTAAGTTATCAGTATATTTTTTTCCTCTAGCGTTTCTATATACACTAGTATTTAAAGCATCACCTTCATCTAATGATGTAGGAGCTGGTTTTGGTGGAACAAATCCTGCACCAACCATGTTAATTGTAGGATTCCCGTTAAGAGAATACTCATCATGGCGTGATCCTGGAGGATTTGGTTCTACTTTAGACATTTTGTTAGATGGAACTTTTCCACCACCCCATCCTAGTCTACTTACACCGCCTGCTAATAAATTTAATAAGCCCATGTTTTTATTGTTTATGTTTGATATAAATATTATGCTAAGTTATAGTTGGTCATAAGTTGAGCAGTACCCACTTTTTGAGCTCCTATATATACTTTACCTTCTTTATTATTTAATTTATTTAAAGCATTATTTGTTTGTTCTGTTTTTGCTAAAAGAGCATCAAACTTTGCTATTAGTTCTGAATTGTCTTGTGCGACTATTGTTTGTTGGTTTGATCTAGATAATAAATCACCTATTCCTGGTGCTGCTGCTAAATCATCATTATTACTTAGTTCAAATAGACCACCTTCTTTAGGTGATACTACTGTTTTACCATTAGATGAAAATAAGTCACCTGCTTGTTGTACATCTTCTTTAGCTTGAGCGTATTGGCTCATTATAGCGGCAATACTACCAACTACAAGTGCTGTTATTACACCCGCAGATAATGCTGCTGTTGCTGTAACTGCACCCGCAGCTAATATACCTGCTTGAACAGCAGATGCTGTTAATTGTATAATTAATTTTGTCATTGATATACCAGCCATAGCACCTAAAGCAATAGACACAAATGTAGTACTTTCAGCTAATGTAGCCATCATATCTACAAACTTACCTAAAGGACCACCAACTATTCTACCAATAACATCTTGTATTTTTTCCATTGCAAGATTAAACTTATCTTGTGCATTTAATGCTTCCAATCTTTCAGCTACTTCTTTACCAGCTAGTGCTGTAACTTCAGCTTGAGATTTACCCATATACTGTTGTTTTAACAACATATCTGATAGTTCATCTGAAGATAATCCTAATGCTGCTGCTACTTTATCTTGAGCAATAACATTCATATTTGAGAACTTATTAAAATCAATATTTTGATTGTTAAGTTCTTTCATTACTGTTGTTAAATCACCTGTTAAAGCAGCTGTTCTAGCTCTCTCTAAATTTAAACTTTGATTTATTAATAATTCAGCTTGTAATTCGCTTTCTATTGATGATTCAAAGTTAAGTAAAGAGGATGCTTGTTTACGTGCTATATCTAAATTAGTTCCTAATAATTTTGCTTGAGCAACTGCTTGAGCTAATGCTTGCGGATTAGCTTTAAACATTGCTAATGTCTGTCCTGATATTTTACCTATTTCTTCAAGTACTTCTCTTTGGTTTAATTGAATACCGTATTGAGAAGATAAATTCTGAGATGTTTCTAGAGCAATATTTTTAGATTCCTCTAGTGTTCTACCTGTAGCAATAGATAATTTAGCTAAACCACCTGCTGCTTCTTCACTTAATCCAATTTGTTTAGTTAATTTAATAAACTGTGTATTTAAATCAGCTGTGAACTTAGAACTAAATCCTAATTGTTTTCCTAATTCAATATTTGCTTCAACTAAACGAGCAGTATTAATAGCAACGTCACCAGAAGCAACTGCTATATTATTAAAATCTTGTCTTAAATCACGTGCTTCGTCTTTACTTAATACTAAATTCTTTTGTAACTTAGTTGTTTGATCAGAAATAGCAAATGCAAATTTCTTAATTGCATCAAATATAACCAATAATGGGCTTGCTGCAGCGGCTGCTTCTTTAAGACCTTGACCAAATGTAGCAGCATTTTTACTTTGTAATTTCCCAAGTATAGTACTTTCTTTTTGTGCTTGTAAAAGTGCTTCTGCCTCTTTTAGTTCGTCTTCATATTGTTTTACTAAATTTTCATGAGAAGTAATTATACCGTCAACTTGTTGTTTTTCTTTTACTTTTTGACTTATAATTTTTTCAGTATTTTTAGACAGTATTTCAGAAACTTTTATTGTTTCTTGTTCTTCTTTAAGTTGCGTTTTTAATTGCTTTATTCTATCAGTAGCGTTTTTCTTTCCTGTTTGACTTATTACAGTTGCTGCTAATTCTTGTTGTTTTGCTATTTGTTGTTGAATAGCATCTATTCTAAGATCAGCATTTACAATGGTATCTCGTCTTTTGATTTCATCCTTTTCTAACTGCGCTATTTCATCTTTAAGACTTTTTTGCTTTAAAAGAAATCTACCTGTACTTTTAAATGATGCTTCATTTTGGTAGATATATTTTTGATATTTTTCTTGAAGATTATTAATATGTTTTTGAACCTCTGTTTCTTTGGCTTTACCCGCTGCTACTTTTCTTGATATTTTATCTGTATCTTCTAATGCTTTTCTGTATTCATTGGTTGTTTTAACTAAATTATTATTAGCCGCTGCTGAAAATCTTAAGCTAGTAGGTAACGTTTCAACTAATTTAGATAATTGTTTACTTAAATTAATTGATTCTTTTAGAGCATTATTAAAGTCATTTAACGATTTGTTTGAGTCGTTAATGTCTTTTTTATTTTGTTCAAAGTCTTCAGCCATATTATGATATTACGCAAATAAATATTGCAAAAGAGCACCTGTTATTTGGGTGCTCTTTTTGCGGTATAGGTCGGTTTTATATTGGGTTTTGCTGTTTGTGCCGTTTTGGACTTCAGTGCGTTTTGTTTTTGTATATTTTCTTCGTCTTTATTTTTCTTTTCGTAATGTGTTCTTATTTGATTGTAAATATAATCACGATAACGAATTGGCATATTATATATAGTAGCCCAATCATATCCGCCGTTTCCATAAAATACTATTTCATGTATTCGGGAGAATATGTGTTCTCTATATCTAGGCGTCAGGCCAAAAAAAGTTAATATTAATTGGTATAACTACGCCCTCCTGTACGTAGCTATCTTTATCGATTGTGATTTCAGTATCAATATCTGGTGATATTTCATTGTAATATTTTTTAAATGCTCTAGAATCAGGAGCAAGTAATAAATTATCTACAAAATCACGAATTGATGCTTGATCTGCTTTGCCATTGATAGAAGTAATCATGTGTTTTAAACGAGTAGTACCTTCAAATGATCCATTTGGGTCTACTTTTTGCAAACCTTTAAGTTCAGCATCAATTGCTTTTTCGTCTTTACCTGTTAGTAATTTAAATGTAACAACATTACCTGATTTTGGTAAAGCAAACTTAAATTCGTTTTTACCTTTTTCAAATAATGTTTCGTCTAATTCTTTTTCTTTTAATTGAGTTAAATCTACAGTATAATTTTCATCTTTACCTGTTGATTCATTTCTAAACTTAATATCATAATCCTTACCGTATCCTAAAATACGAGCAGCAAATAGTACAGCGTTTTTATCGCCCGTAATTAAATCATCAATATCAATTGGTGATACAATTAATGATTTTAATAACTTGTCAATAGCTATACCTTGCTTGATAAAGTTAATGTTAGTTAAAATATCTTCATCTTTGGCGCTCATATAGCGCATTTCAATTTCGCCTGAAGATAACGGTGATGTTTCGGGATAAACGAGACCTTTTGATGGTAGTGTGACTGTTTCTGTTGGAATTTTTAAATCTGCCATAAACTAATTTTAATTTGTGTATATATAAATATAATAAAATAAAATTTTTGCATAAAAAAACCCGGTATTTCTACCGGGTTCTATACTCCAACGAGTGACACACCACATATCACTCATTTCACCTTGTTATTTTTCCATAGCATCGAATGCTTTAGAATAAGCATCGTCGTTTGATGTTGGGTTTTCTAAATCATCGCTTTTAATTGTTTCTTTCAACTTTTTGTAAGCTTCAGCTAATTTTTTGTATTTTGCTTTAGCTGCTTTTTCACCAGCAGCATATCCAGCACCATATACATCTTCTTCGCCTTTGTCTTTAGCATCTACATCTTTAGAGCCTTTATCTACACGTTGAAATTCACTATATTTTTCGTCTAGTACTTCAGCGATGCACTCTTGTACTAATGAATGTAATTCTTGTCTTTTCATATACTATTAGTAGTTTAAGATACAATAATCCATTCCAATAGTTACAGTTAAGTTAACTGCTTCTGTGTAAGTTGACCAATCGTAATCATCAAAGTTACCTGTTTTAATGAAGGCACCTTTAATAATCCATTCTGATACAACGTCACCTACTGGTCCTAAACCATTGAATGTTAAGTCTTTTTTATAGAAATCAGAGTAACCAGCTCTACCAGTTACTGATTCGTATCCTAAACGAGCCCATTCCATTACTGCTTGAGCACCTGATGGAGCGATTGGATCGAATAATGTAAGAGTCATGTCACCCCAAATTCTCTTACCACTGCGGATTTTTCTATAAGTGTTGATGTGATCAAGTACAATTTCACCGTCATCGAAGGTTACTGCACTTACACCCTTGATAATATATGCTGGAATACCGTCTACATATAGTATAAATCTATTTGGAACTTTAGGTTCATACTGTGTAAACATTATTTCGTTTGCGTCTAATACAGGCATTTTATGTTATGTTTTATTCTATTATAAATATTTGTTAAGCAGGGAATTCAACTCCTGTTGGTAATACTGTGAAATCCAAGATTACAAATTCAGCTGTCTTAGTTGGTTGAATATAGATTTGACCAATTAATTGATTTCTATCTACAACATCTGGAGTGTTGATTGATTCATCCATTACAACTTTATAAGCGTATAAACCTTGTTTTTGTACAACATTATCTAAATAAGGGTTAACTTGATTCAAGAATTTATTTCTTGTTACAGCTGTATTTTGTTCAAATACTAATGTACGTCCTACAGCACCAATATAATTTTTAAGAGCAATCAATAAACGTCTAACATTTACTCTATCTAAAGCTGAAGCTTTTTGTTGTAATGTCTTTTGACCAAATACTACAACACCTTGTCCAGGGAATGTAGCTAATGGGTTAACATTGTCTGCGTATAATGTATTTCTATCGTTTAATGATAATTTTCTTTCTACTTTAACTACATTAGGAATAGTACCTCTAGTTAAACCTGCAGGAGCAAACCATGGAGCACTTACTTCATCTGTGAAAGCAAATACACCACCCATTACTACTGAAGCTGGAACCCATACTAATTTACCCATTGCTGAGCTAAATACTTGACACCAAGGCCAGTATGTAGCTGCATAGCTTGAATTTGAAGCGTTAGCTGCTGTTGAAGCACCTGTAATTGTACCACCATAAGGAACAGTATCAACTACTGCTAATGCATCTGCTCTACCTTGAGCTACTGCGATTGGATCAGCATTGTTAGCACCAATGTTTATTGCTGTATTTCCACCAGCTAAGAATAAACCTGGAGTCATTAATAAATTAAACACATACTCATCTGTATTGTTCAATAAATTTAATGCTGGAGCGTAATCAGCTGTTGTGAAACCTTGAGCGTTTGAAACACCACTTACAATAGCTTCAAACATAAAACGAGATAAAGCTGTATCAGCTACACCACCATTAAATGCACCACCTACTGAGCCACTACCTGGGTTAGGTAAACTTGCACTGTATTGAGCTGCTTGATAAATACCATTGTTATTAACTGTGTTGTATTGAGCTTGAGCTACACTAGCTACTCTTACGTATCTTGAAGCATTAGCAAAATCACCACTGTAATTAATATATCCTTGATTGTCAGTTGCTGAGTAAGTGTAAACAGGTTTTGTGTTACCAAGTACACGAGCAATGTAGTTAGGTTGGTTAACGTCCATAGACAAGTTAGTCCATGTTTCTAAAATATTCTTTTGAGCGTTATTGTCGTTACCACTTCTTACTAACAAAGTAAATGTACCTTGAGTGTAGTTAACGTTTGTTACTTCCCAACGAACATTTGTTGCGCTACCACTTGGTAAAGCACCAGAAACTTCAGTACCACCTTGGTTGTTCATTTGATTACCCCAAGCTAATGTTTCTAATACAAAGCTTGTTGCTAATGAACCACTTGATGCTACACTTGCTGATGCAAAACTAGATAATGCTGTGCTACCAGTTCCTGCGTTTGTGATTCTTGTTACTAATAATGTGTTTCCACCATTTTCGAAATAGTTCTTTGCTGCAATTGATGTAAAATACTCTGCATCACCACTTGTTCCGTTATTGAATGTAGTACCAAATTTAGCTACGTAGTCGCTATAAGATGTAACTACTGTTGGAACGTATGGAACACCATTTACGGTTGGACCTACAATAGCGGCACCAACTGTAACAGGACCTAATGCTACTGCACTTTGGTCACTTTCATTGGTATATACACCAGGAGAGATAATTGCTTCTGCCATGTTATATTTTTATTTTAAATTTTAATTGGGTTTATTCTAAGTATAAATATTCTAAAACCCATACAAAACTAAAACAAGTTGCCTGTTTCTAAATCAACTTGTCTGTTTCCGTATTTATCTCCTAATTTAGCACTAATTTCTTGTTTTTGTATAGTAAGTGCTTTAATATGTGATAATAATGTATACTTTTCATCATTTAGTGAGTCAAGATTATGCTCCGTCTCATTAATGTTTATTTCTAACATTCCTAAATCAACAATAGCTTGCTGATAGGCTGTATAGTTTTGTTTAAATTCATTAAGTTCCTCAGCTGTTAATTGAGGTGTTTCAATAACTTTTACAGGTTTTGTTTGTTTACTCATAACAATTGTTTTGATTAATATATGTGAATTTTATTAAATTTCCAAATCTAATTATCTTTTATTATTATACTGAACCATATCCTAATCCTATTTCAATATTATATGTAGTACCTGGAGATGGAGTAAAGCTATAGTATATACCAACCTCGCCTGAATTAGTATTTGCGTTAGCAACTCTAGTGCCATTGAAATTTATAAATGAGAATATAGGAGTACAAGGAGAAGCACCATATCCATTAGAGAATGCTGATATAGTTACAGTATTACCTCCACGAACTGAAGCAGAACAACTACCTCCAAATGTTAAGAATGTACCATTATCTGCTCCTCTTTCAGTATTAGTCATAAAACCACCGCCAAAAGGTCCCTGATATCCACCGTTAGGATCTGTTGATTCAAAGTAACCATAAGAGTCTTCATTCATACTACAACCATCATATAATTGACCAACATTTTGAGACATATTAACAGTTGCAGGTATTAATGTTGGAGTTGGTGTTGGAGTTCTAGTACGAGTAATAGTAGGCGTTGCTGTTATTGTTGGTGTAACTGTTCTTGTTGGTGTAACTGTTCTTGTTGGTGTAACTGTTCTTGTTGGTGTAATAGTTCTTGTAGCAGTAATACTTGGTGTTATAGTCCGTGTTGGTGTAATAGTAGGAGTTGCAGTAATACTTGGTGTAATTGTTCTAGTTGGTGTTACTGACGGTGTTGGTGTA